TTTTTGTTGTATATATGCTCCATCTCCGTCATCTCGTATTATAAACAATATATTACAGCACGCACAATCTATAACTGTCTTCCCATAAATATTTATATCTTCTATATTGATTTGTTCTACTATGTTTTTACCATTACAGTAAGGGCAGTTTTTTACATTTCCTTTTTTCAAATATCCCCCTCCTAAAATGACGAATTTAGAACCACTTAACTTTAGTAATGTAGATTTTGCCATTTTTGCCTATATGTCCTTCGGCTTTGCAACCAAAATCTTCACCGTTGCTATAGTCAATGCCCAGAACATATCCTTGTTTTATAAAATATTTGCATAACCATGCCTTAATTTTTTTAACCATACGCCCTCCTTTAGACATTGAGTAAATCGGAGAATTTATTTACTCGGTAAGATATAAACAACATCAGGGTCAAACTTAAACTCCCCATCAATATCTTTAATTGGTATTTTAAAACAAAGCAGGGGAAAATTAAACTAAATTAAATTATTCTTTGTATCGAATATTTATTTCCGACTGTTTAGGTTTTTGATAAGTGATATAGATATACAACAGCCCATCCTCAACCCTCCACTCAATACCATCTTTGTCTAGTTGTTTAAGGTTGATTTTAAATCTAGAGTCTACTTTATCTATTTTATTGGTTATTTCATTTTTCTTTTCGCCAGAGATAACCAGATAATCATAACGCTCATCGCGTTCAAGCTTGATACTAATATCATTCTTGCCCAATCCTACTACGTTGTGGACTAAGATTATCTGATTGTCTTTCTTAATAACCTCATAGGGATATATATCCTTTAGCTCTCTCTGAAATCGATAGAATGGCCTATCAAAATATAAATCAAAATCAAAAAGCAAAACACATTCCTCCTTGAATTATTAATTATAAATTAAAAACCCCTGCTTTGTTGATTCCCATAAAAATCCCCTTTTAAAACCACTCTATATAATCTTTGACGTTTATACTTGTGCCCATTATTAAATCACCATTTTCATCTTTGGGTATAAACATAGGCAGAATAACAGTGTAAAGCAAGTCCTCATTTATGAGGGTATCGATATAAGCGTATTGCCACCTATACCCTCTACAAGATTCGCTTGCAGTTCTAGCAATATAAATGTCTCCATTCTTTAGCTGAACGGTAAAATCATTATACCCTTTGCGAACTTGCCTGATATCGCCCACTCTCATATTATCTAGTAGGCTTTGTAGTTTATCATTAGCTCTTTGAATAGAAGAGCCAAAGATTATTATTTTTTTATTCACGCTATCACTCTTTCCATTAAATTCCTTCTTTTATTAAAATTCTATATCAAATCACATCTAACGCAAATAAAGGTATAACACGCATATACTGTTCGTCAAAAGTCGAGATCGCATTTGACTTAAGATATTGCTTAAATTTATTGACAGCTTCATCTTTTGTGTAGGCAAATATTTTTACAGAATAAAATTGTACCCATTGTTCGTCATATATTCCTACATACTCATTCACTCACTATCACTTCCTCTTGATAAATTCACGAATTTATAACTGTCTCCACATATCTAACTTTCTGGTTCGCTCTTTTAATCTCTGGTATTTACCCATACCTACATCAGAGTATTCTAATGCTGCGAATAAACATTTGAAAGGATTTCTAGTGCAGTAGGTGTAGTTGGGTATTGAAATTGAAAACCTTAACCATTGTTTAAAATCAAAATGCATTTGATATTCAATATATCCTTCTATTTTTTCTGGATTTTTATTTGATGCCCATGCAACTGGCGATGTCCACTCTTTTTTAAACAAAGTTATTTTCAATACTTTCCTCCTTTCTTTTTAATCGGTTCTACAGTATAGAAATATTCTTGTGATAGTATAAACACACTCCTTTAAGTATGGTGCTCCTGGCTGGACTGCAGATTAAATCCTTTCCCACTTGAACCCAGCACAGCTTTGTCGCTTACCTCTACATACCAACCCAATTTTAGAAGATAGTGAGGATGGACTGCGGGCATTGGAGTGTTTATTTTCTATCAAATATCTTGCGGCTTCGATTTGAGAAGAAAAAGTTTTAATGGGGGTTGAAGTTTCAATATCTAACATTACAACGGCTTTCCCCAATTTTCGCTTAGTAACTTCAGAGCCCGCTAGAACTGGTATTTGATTTTGATTTAAAATATTGACAACAGATGTCCTATGACAGTCGTTCAAATCAGCCACTTCAACAGCATTTTTTAAAATCTTGTAATCATTAATAATTTTATCATAATCTAAATAAGCCTTCCCATCTCCACCCTTGGTAGCGTTGTACCCTGACGACCCATACGTATTTAATTTATCAATCCAAAAGATTTCCCTTTGACAAGAAGCTTCTTCTGAAACCTCTTCTAAGACTTTAAATTCAAATTCCTCTTCTCCATATTTTCTAATTGCTCTATGAAGAGGTCTATTCTCATTTCTCTCTTTGCGAGATTCTCTTAGGTGTTGTTGAAACCTTTTCACAGGATCTGAGTATCCCGTTTTCCCCACGTATTGTTTACCATTTACTTTGTTTGTTATTACATAGATGTATGCCATTAAAATGACTCCTCTCTTTTAATTGTAAGTTTAGTTATTGAGCAGTATCGCCACGTGCAGGCACTTACTTGATACCCTGCGAAATTAGGGAACGATCCTAAACCTCATGTGTCAAAGACATGCGTGCTACCATTACACTATTTCGCAATAAATGCAGTTTTTTTGCGGAGAACTGCTAACTCCAAGACTTAATGGGAGCGCTATCGGGATTTGAACCCGAGTTCCTGCCGTGAAAGGGCAGTGTCCTTAACCTGACTAGACGATAGCGCCATATGGCGTGTCCGGTAGGGGTTGAACCTACGACTCTCGCCTTAACAGGGCGATGCTCTACCAACTGAGCTACAGACACATATGGTGTTCCCAGAAGGACTTGAACCTTCGACTCCAGCATTAAAAGTGCTGTGCTCTACCAACTGAGCTATAGGAACATATCTCTTAATTGTAAGTTTAGTTGTTGAGCAGTATCGCCACGTGCAGGCACTTACTTGATACCGTGGGCGAGGTTAGATTCGAACTAACGAGTTCAGCCTGTGGCACTGAATTTACAGTCCAGCTCCTTCAACCAGCTTGGATACTCGCCCATAATTTATAATTCTAGCCTATATTGTCGGAGCTTTGCGCCAATAGTAGACTAGACCTAACAGCTTACTACGGCTTCCCGCTAGGACTTTTTCATTTTGACCTATAAATGGAAGGCAGGGTTACTGAAAAGTTAATAATTATCAACTCTTCTTTTTTAGACATCGTAACAGTATAATCCTCTTCTAGGAGAAGTTTAGCAACCTCAAAAGCTCTTTCTTTATCTGAAAATGCCAATTCCTGTACATATATAGTTTCTATCATTGTAAAACTCCTTTCTAATACCATTCACAAACAAGGTTGTAGAGTTTTTTATACTCTGCGCCATTGCCAATTTGACCTTTAAATTGACGAACCCTTGCATTTGCCCTCTTTTTTAAAAAAGGCTTGTATGTTCCAGTAACACCTTCTAGGTAGTACTGCGTATTATCTTCACCAATCCTTTGTCGCGGCACTGACGGCCAGTAACCAACAGTATTCCAGAGAAAATCTCGTCTTTGCTGTTCTTTTCTTTTAGCTTCTTTACGAAAGTTGTAGTTTCTCATGTTAAAAACCTCCTTCGGCTTTGCGCCGGTACTTAGAAGGCTTTTTCTACTGATAGGTTAGTAAGCATTACTATCACTCCTCTTCAAATTGACTAACTTCTGCATAGTAAATATGGAAAAATTCGGTGTGACTACCCACATCAACCATATACTTATTACTTTCAGGTTTTTGCCATATTCTTATATAAGGAACTTCAAAACCTTGTACTTGCAGGAAATTTTCCACAATATTAACAGCTTCGTCAAGGGAAAAGGCTTCCCCAATTTCATGAAATTTCCCATTACCACTTTCAAAGTCAACGACATATCTTTTCATGTTAAAAAACAACTCCTTTATTTTGGGTTGTTGATAATGACCTCTAACCCTACTTGGCCACAATTAGTTTTTAGAAGATTGCCTTAAGGCGGCAAGGTTCTGGGAGGGTTATTTCTATTAACTTTAATAAGAAATAAAATATTTTCAAGACACCGATTGTTTTATCGTTTAAAACTTTTTTATTGCTGCTTGTGTCTTTTTTATTTTATTTCCTTTCTTTCACTCTATATATAGTATACGATAATTTTAATTAAAAATCAAATTTTCCCTCTCGGTATTCTCTCATATATTTACTAGAATTATGCTTTTTTCGATTATAAATCTTTCGGCTCTCTTTGACCCTAGTTACGGGAGAAATATCTCCCCAAGAGCCTCTAGTGCTTTTTAAATATTTATAAGCTTGGTTCTCTTTAATCTTCACTGTTTTTCCGCTCCCTTTCTTTTTTTAGCTTTTCTAATTCTAGCTCTTTACGACTTGTGTCGGGATGGCTAAGCACATGAAAAAGTAGTTTTGCTCTTGCGTTTAGTAGTCGAAGGAATTGGTTAGTTATGGCATTCTTTTTGAAATACGGAACTACATAAACGCTGCCTTTTCCGACTAGGTTGGCGCCAAGTACATCGCGACAAAATCTTAGATATTCGGCATAGGATAAACCCAGCAATCTGGCGCAGAATATATTATAACTACCCTTCGTATTTTCAAGTCTTAACTCCTCATGGTTTGGTCGAATACTGTAATATCCAGTTTGATAGGGATTGCTCTCCAAAGAAAAATACTTTTTACTCATTGTAACATCTCCTTTCGACTAAATGGACATCTCTTCCCATAGCTCTTTCATTTCTTCCTTTTCTTCTTCTGTTAAAACACATAATTCTCCCCAATTACTAACCCCTTTAAACATAGACTCATCAAGTTCTGGGATTTCTCCAGTAAAGCGTTTAATCTTAATATCCTTAGCAGGAACATAATTAGGAATAATATACCTTTTTACCGTTGAGGGCGCGACTCCAACCTTTCGCGCCACTCCAGCATATGTTTTGATTTCTAAGTATAGTTCATTTATCTCGGTAATGACTTCATTAGTAATCTTTACTCTCGCCATATTATTTATCTCCTTTTCTCACTTTCTATATATATTATATCAAAAGCTTCGATAAAAATCAAATTATAACTTTATCATACCGTTCAGAGTTAAGTGCTTCTAACATTATATCCCTCGATGTTTTTCCATTAAGGCTACCCATTAAAAGCTCAAAAACACTTGGAGATTGCCCGCCGACATAGATAACTTGGTCATCTTGCGTTAGGAAGGTGTCATTGCGCGCTTCTGCATTCCATAAGACTAACTTAGGTAGTTCATATCCCCTTTTTGCAAAGGTTTGTCTCATTTGCTCAACAAAATCGAGCCCTCTCGTTTCAATGTAGCAATCTATCTCCATATCAGATATTACCACTAAAGCCTTTGGCATTTCATCGGAAGGAACTCCTGCAGTTGTCGCTAAATCTAGTATTTTATAAAAGGCAGCTTCTAGATTGGTGGAATATCCAACCTCACTATCGAAAACCCTTCTAAGCTTTTTATTAAAGGATTCAAATGAACCAATATAAAAGAGTGTAGGTGTTGATGAAAAAGTCATAAACAACCCTTCAAAAACCCCTTTATTCCTTTCAGCAAAATAAATGGCTAGTGATGAAGCAGTTTCCATAGGCCTGCCGAGCATTGATGCAGACATATCCGCCATTACTATAATATTATTTTCACCTGTGATATAATTTGGAAGAGCTTTCCATTGAGCCTCTATAACAGCATTTTCTTCTTTTACTTCAGCCCAGCCATTAAGATAGGCATGCGCTAGATCATATGGAAATAAGACACTAGCGTTAATTTTATCACGGTCTTCTGCGACATCTTCCATATAAGCAGAAAATCTGCCCGAGTCAGCACGTTCGAAAGCATTTCTGTACTTCAACATTGCCCGTGAAGGCACTTTGGAATATTCGATCTTGCTCCATTCCTTGGCAGACATGTGAACCTCTACTATATCCAAGTAAGCGCGCAAAGCTGTTAAAATCTGGCGATATTTTTTTGAACCTAGCCCTAATTTTTTTCTAGCTACTCTAGCTAATTCTCTCGTTTTTCTTGAAGAGGTATTTTCTGAAGGTAACCATTTTGCTAAAAGAGTACACTCTTCATTTTCTTCCATAGCAGCTATATCTTTTAATAAGACGAAGTTTATAAAGTCCCACATATCATCTTCTACAGGTGTTCCAACTAATTCAAATAGACTATCCCATCTATTATAATAAGGAATATTCATAAGATTATTTCTTACTATAGTTGGATAATTATTTGCAAGCCATTTCAAACAAATACGAAAAGTGCGGCGTTCTCCCAATCCACCTCTGACATCTCCGCTATAAAATAGTAGCTTAACTGCTAGCTCTCTATCCTTATTAAAAGCAGAGGAAAACTTATTTTCAATTTCTTCTTTCTCTCGATTTCTCAATGAACCTATTTGAGAGAAAAGCTCTACCAAAGGATCGCCTATATTATTATATGCAAGCGCCCCGTTTTCGGTTAACTTTGTACTAGCTGCCTTTTTAAAAACTTCATAAAAATACATGTTATCTCCACCTTTTATTTTATTTCATTTTTTATTGTATATATAGCATATCAAAGAAAAAAAGAAAAGTCAAATTAATATAAACTAGTGTTAAAAATTGATTTTTTCTTATTTTTTTGGTATGCTATATATAGTGAAAAAAGGAGGTAAAAAAATGGCTAATAAGCTTGATAAGGTAAATCAAGAACTAAAAGAGGAAATAAAAGTAAGTGAAAGGGAGCAAGAAAAACCTTTTTTTGATAAAGTGTATTTATACAATGATATAACACAAGCTATCTTTATTAACATATATACACTATCAAATAAGGGTACAGAAGACCTCTTTCTAAAAAATTTTGACCCCAAAGACAAAGGTCATCTTGTTTTTTTAGAGATAGCAAAATCTAGCGCCGGATTGATGAATTATACAATTTATGTAGATATGAATTGGTTTAGTTATTTTCTTTTTAAACGAAAAGGGAAAAATACTTCTATTCGAAGATATAGAAAAAATTCTGCTAGAAAAGAAGTAGACATTCACGAGGTTTTGGAGTTCACGGCAAAAGGGTTTAATAAATCAATTTGCATTTTTAACGACATATATGAAGTTTTTTATAAGGGAAGGGAATGGTAAGATGATAGAGGTTTATACAGATGGCGCCACTTCAAACAACGGAAAGAAAGATGCAGTGGGCGGCGCAGCATGGGTTGTTCTTAAAGAGGGAGAGAAGGTTGCCGAAGGAATGAGGAAGATAACTCCAGCCACAAACAATATTTGCGAGTTAGTAGGTGTAATTGAGGGATGCTTAGCGGCAGAGGCTATCCTCAAAGAGGACAACACAACGGATTTATTTTTTAAACCAACTGTAGTAGTTTATAGTGACTCTGCCTATATTATCAACTGCTGGAAAGAAAAGTGGTATCAAAACTGGGAGAAAAATAACTGGAAGAATTCTAAAAAGAAACCTGTCGCAAATAAAGATTTATGGCAGGCGTTATTACCTTTCTTTAAAAATCGACATTTTATCTTCAATAAAGTAGCGGGCCATGCAGGGATAAAATGGAATGAGTATGTTGACACCAAGGCAGTAGAAGCTAAAGAACTATAGAGGAGGAGATGCGT